AAGCGTTTAGTCGTACGAACTTGTAGTCATCGAAGAGCCTCTGAGCCATAGCACGAACGAGTCCATCTCTTCCCTTGTGTCGCCTATCGAAGAAAGAGTAATGCACGTTCGCCTCTGTGTCCGTGATGTCGTTAACATAGAACATGCCAACGAAGTCATCGACGATCCAGATGAGGCCCATCGGCTCTGCGTCACCGGATAGGTTCTGCGTAATGAAGAACGAAGTGAAGTCCTCAAGATTATTAAGAGGTCTTCCGAACAGAACTGGAAACTGCTTGGCCTTCTCATAAAGCTTGAGAGTATTCTCTCGCGTGAAGGAGAAAGGCCAAACAGTCCGTTCCACTTCGCCTTCTGGTTCCTTGCAAATAACCTTCATTCGTTCTTATCCTCGGGAGTTGCAGATAGGTCGATCTTGAATTCCAGAAGCTTGAAGTCCCCTTCCGAGCAGCGAATGCGAAACTGATATTCGTTAGCGCGGACGAGCTTTGTGAAATACATCCTCGTACGGCCTTGCGTTCCATCGAAGGCTACAGTCTTGTACAGCGTCCAGCCGGTATTGTTCTTGCGGTATGTAATGTTGAACGATCCAGAACGAATAGGCTCGAAGAGAATCATGAGTCGAGATACCATCTGATCACCGGAAGGAATCCGGAAGATCTTAGATCGCCAGTCGAACTGCTCAACGCCTAGATCGCTCTGAGGATCTTCGTACTTCAGAACTCCGTTCGTATAGCCGATGTAGTTCACCGGAGGAGAAGCAGCCGTGACGCCAATGTCATCATACGTCGCGACAGCAGCCTGAAGTTCTGCATACGTTCCCGTGAGCTGATCGTAGTTCAGGCGAGAGACGCCGCCGTCCACAGGATAGACGCCATACGCAGATTCCTTGTCATCATATCCCCAGGAATTCGTATCGAAATTATAATGGAAGATTCGTGTGTTCGTAGTCGTGGTGCTAGGAATCGTCAGGAAGTATGTGTTGTTAATCTGATCGTAAGAACCCCAGACTAGATCTCTATCCGTGATTGCGCCGATGATGTTATTCTTGATCGCATCTCCGATAGGACGAGGAGAAGCTCCCACTTCGTAGACGTATACTTGGTTCGTCCGGTAATCATACCAGACAATACCATTCCTCGTTTGCGTCGCCGAGCTTGGCGTGTCGCAGCCCACATAAGGGAAAGCCGCCTGGAAAGCAAACGGATTCGAGGCAACAGGCCTCTTCGTTGCAATCCACAAAGAACGTTCCCGAAGAATCAGCATCACCGACGCGAAGCCGAAGAGCCCAGTAATGGGGTCCGCGTAATCTGACTGCGCTTCCACAAGTGGGGTACTGCCCGCCGAGATGTCGTTCGCTGGATTCCATTCTGTAAAATTGAAATCTCCCGACCATGCGATCAGGACTGGGTTAGCAGCAGAAACGGGAGATGCCGCAGAGGCTACGCGATTTGCAGCAACGATGCGATTGAAGAAAGCGCAGATATACTTATACTTCGTGTTGATCGTAGTAGAAGCACTAAGCGCAGCGAAGCTGGAAGGCGTAGCGTTTAGAACTTGAATCTTGTCTGCGCCATTGTTCGTGAAGATGAAGTAATCGCTGGAAGCGTCAGCAGTCTGCACGAAGCGAATGCCATCCTGCGCTGAGCCATTCAGCGTGCCCGTGACCTGCGTGTATGTTCCAGCGGAATACTTATCTACGCGATCCTCGGAGAAGCGAAGCAACACAGTAGTACCGTCGAAGCGATACCATTGCGTGTACATCAGAACGGGCTTCGTATCCGGAACAGTTCCAGCCAGCGTTGCAAGGCCCGGAGCTTTCTTCGTAAAGTCAGCCTTCGTGCGTCCGTTTGCAAACACCGAAGCCTGAGGATTTGGAAGATCCGCAGGATCAATATACGAGTTCATGCCTCCCGTGATGCGAGTCTCTACGAGAGGCTGCTCGACGGGAGTTTGTACATCTAGGGTGGGAATGCGAAGCTTGCTCACAGGACTTGCCTCCACTTGCCCAGCATGTAACACCACTTGTGAGCTGCGCCGTTCGTGAGCTTTACATCAGAAGAGGAGTGATTCACGATGTTCGCGTTGTTCGCCACTTCTGTATGCCCTTCTCCAAGAAGAATGATCTCCTGTCCTTCTTGACCGTACAAGAAGTTCGTGATGACAGTCTTCGTAGTATTGGAGAAGTGAAAGCGTGTCTTGTTCAAAGCATCTACGATCACAACTCCAGGTTCCACCTCTTCGAGCGGTTGCTCGGGAAGTTCCGAAAACTGTACAGTTCCTTCAAACCGTACTGGGTCCGCTATTCTTAATTGATTTCCGGTAGGCGTCGATAGCCCGTTTCTCCATTCGCTCCGTTCGGAGGAGCCATCCTCGGAGGAACCGCTTGTCTTTTGTACGACGCTCTGCGAGACGTCTGTAAAATCCCCTGCGCTCGTCAGAGTAGGCCTTGATGAGATCCTCTCCATTCTTTTCCTCTGCGGCCTTTAGCGTAGCCGGTCCGATGATTCCATCTTCCTTAACTCCCAAGCACTTCTGTAGCGTGACTGCTGCGCGCTTGTTCCCAGCATTCACAGCAAAGTCGAAGTGCGTGAGATTCAGTCCGACTGGAAGCCTGTCTGCTCTGCAATCAACCCAGATCTTTTCGTAGATCTCGGAAGTCTCTTCGAGCGTGAGATAAAGAACATGCCTGCGATCAAACTTCTTAGCGTCGCGGTGCAGATCGTAGGTGCTTTGCGTGATGCCGCGATTCGTAGCGCCGCCGGAATCACTTGGATCGTTGACGTATCCGCCTTCTTCTTGAAGGATGTGCGGCAAGAAATCAACAAGCACTAGTCATCCTCCTCTAGTTCAAGCTCTGGTACTTCGCCATGCCTTGCTGCTTGCTGCAAAGAAAGATTCTCCACTCTGCGCTCTAGGCGCCGAAGGCGTGAACGCATGCCATTCTTTCCGTCCACGCCGATCAAGACTGTGCGGAGAGTACGAAGTTCCTCAAGCGCAAGGCGTAAGTTGTTAACGATCCAAGCTCCAAGAGGAATGATCGCAATCTCGATGACAGTCTTGATGATATCCCATGTCGGAGTTTCGGCGGTCATACGCTAGGCCTTAAAGAATCGAAGCAGAACCGCACCACCAGAACCAGGAGCAGGAGTTGCACCAGCATAAATCAAAGGCACGCCGTTTCCACCAAAGCCATAGTACCCAGCTATCAAAGCAGTATCGCTAGAGTTGTTTGGTCCAGTAGAAGGTGTAGCGAAAACATTCGGACCAAGACTACTACTATTTCCATTACCTGTACTTGTAGTACCATCTGGACCATCTTGATCATTTATGTTTGCTGTATATCCGCTAGTAATGTCATCCGCGGAGGTTGAACCCAGGCCAGCAGCACCCAAACTACCAGCACCACCATTCTTAACCTTAAAGTATTCTCCGTGGTATGTATCTTCGATAATGCAATATCCTGTTGGGCCTGTGCTAATAGAGATATTCCAAGTGGCGTAAATCTCAAATGGTGTGGTAGTGCTATAACCAAAACTAGCAAGTCTTCCACCACCCCCACCACCACCATAGGTTACGCCATTTGAGGCTACACCATCCCCACCAGCACTTTTGATTGCCCCATAAAAATTATTAGCTCCAATTGGCATCTGAATGCCAGTAAGGCTGGAAGTAGAGGCGGTAATACCGCGCGCAGTTCCGTATACTTGATAGTCAGCAAGAACGAAAGAAGTTAGTTGTTGACTATTTGAAGTAGAAAATCTCTCTTCGATAGCCCCGGTACTTGGATTACGAAGAACGACTTGTACCCGATAATAATAATTAGGAAGCATTTCAGTATTTGTAAGAATTATTTTAACTGTTCCGCCACTAAGCGTAGCAAACAAGGTTGTATCAGTCCAAGTGCTGTCGTTAGGAGAAGTCTGAAGAACAGCAGACCAGTTTGTATATGGAGAAGGAGGAGCTAATGGTATAGCAGGAGAAGTAGTAATTGTAATAACATTATTGTAAGTTACTGCTGTGCTGTATTCGTCAAAACCAGAGGGATACTCATAATTATAATTAATAAAAACGCCGGGCGCAAGCACCGTACGGAAGACTCTATTATACAGCATTGACACCCGTCGCAACAATCGACGCCACTAGAATGCCAGAAGTGTATGCCGTGAGAGAAACAATAGAAAGCCGACTAGCTGTAGTAGTAAGGCTAGGGGTTCCGAAGTTCGTATTGTTCGAAGAACGCACAGCTGGAGCAGAAGTCGGGAAAGTACAAGTTCTTCCGCCCACCCCATCCTGCACAAGATACAGAAGATAGGTACGTCCAGCCACTACGTTAGAGAAAGAGAAAGTCACGTTGCCAGTAAGCGTAACCTTCTGCTGATCTCCGTCATTAAAGTTAATAGCCTTCGTAGTGCCAGAATTTCCAGCATCAAAGATTGGAGTACCAACTTGCTTGCCTTGAATCGAGACAGCAGGGCCAATCTTTGTGGGCTCGATAGGATCGTCGACTGCCCAGTTCACACCGAAAAAGTCATCGAAGCGCTCATTGTATGCAAGCTTGATATCTCGCATATCATCGTCAACGACCGCCGGAGAAGAGCCAGAAGGAATCGCCGGATTAACACCGTTGTTGTTAACGTACGCCATTACGGATACCTCCGACGAATGACCCGAAGGCCACTATAAATGTGATCCTCCTCGTTCTTGTCTTCTTGCGTATCGAGAACTTGCATGAAGACGGCTTGCTGGTTCTGGGCTGCGGTTCCACGGTTCCAGTCGCCCCTAGCAAAAAAGCCCCGGCTGATCGCACCCCAAAGGATGACTTCATGCCATTCTTGAGGTGCCTCAGGCCCGGAGCTTTGAATGTCTTGGAGCGTCTTCAGATACTTGATGTTTACAAGATACTGCTTATCCGGAACAGGATCGAAGATGAGCTGCTGCTCTCTCGTAGAATACTTCGTAGGCTGACCACGCATGTCCGTAGAATCATCCTGAATCTCGAACATGTTCCAGTCGTCGATCTTAATGAGCGAATCCCAGTCCGAAGTGCTGCCGTCTGTAGGCTGGATCACTACTCGTTGAATCACATCCAGAGGAACGGAGTTCGTAGTGGGAATGCTGTATGCTCGCGTACCTGCGGTGAGAGTAAGAGTGACTGCTCCTTCGCGCTCACGGAATCGAAGCTGAGAAGAAACCGACCACCATGCTCTGTTAAGAAGCCTGTCCGCATCTGTGTCATCTAGGTCCGTTACGTCCATGCCCAGATGCGTACGCAGGTCTTCACGGAGAAGAGCTAGTGTGAGAGGCATGCGTAGACCGTAATAGAAGTTTCGGTGCCAGCCTTATCGCAAGAGATGTACACTTGCGTGGCGGAGGGAAGATCCAAGTCCTCATGTAACCCCACGGACGAGTCAGGTGTATTCACCCGGAGGCACGAATCGGCGTGGTTCGAAGAGAATTTCCATCGACCCGAACGCAGGGTTACACGAGGATACTTGACATCCTCAGATGGGCGAGCAGTTACAATTAGGGGGATACGCATCGTGAGGATTAGAATTGCTTGATGAGGATCTTCACCTCAGAGCCAGCGGTGGCCTGAGTAGTAAGAACAACGCCCAGACGCTGATCAGCAGTCGTACCGGGAATGACACGGCCAGCAGTCGCGCCGGACGGAACGGCGTTAAAGTTCGTGCCGGCGGTGAAGCCGGAAGCACCAACGATAGCACGGGCAACGCCAGAGATCTGCACCATCACAGGACGACCAGACGTAGCGGCAGTCGTACCAACAGCATCCTCAGTACGATAGCCATTCTGCTCGCCGCCAACAACGAAGCCCACGAAGCCAACATAGTTGGCAGCAGTCGTAGACTTATCAACGATCCCAACGCCGGAGAGGTAGACCGCATCACCAACCAGCAGCGTAGTGCTGCTGGCGGTGAAGAGGTGAACGATACCGCCCGTAGCGTTAGGCGTAAGGTTGTTGGAGTCGCCCCGGATGTTAACCCAAGAAAATCCAGTAGGCGTCTGCATGATTAAGCACTCGCGTTAGTGCCGTACCAAGCGCGCCAGTTGTAGAACCAGATGATCCAGCGGCCACGCGCCTTCACCTTCGAAGCGTCAACCTCGTTGTCGTACCAATCCGTCATCGTGATGGCCTCACGGTTCAGGAAGTGGCAGTCATTCAGCTCGCTGTCGTAGATGAAGTAGTGGAAGAGATTCGTCATGTACGGATTGACGATGATCTCAGACGGCTTGAAGTTCCGACGAATCGGATTGTCTTGGTTGTTCGCCGTGAACGGCTCCAGCGACGACTCAAGAATCTGGTACGCCTTGTTCACCTGCCCCTGATCGTTAGCGATCATAAGCTTGTTCGGCATCACCATCATCGGATCACCGTTCTCGTTCTTGCACTTGCGAGCAAGATCCATCAGCGCGGTGAAGCCAGCGACGGACAGCGAGACGGCGTTCGTCGGACGGTTCGAAACGGTGGACGTGCTGTTAATCAGCGTGTGCGCGGTGTTCAGCAGGGAGAGATTGTCCATGCCCTTGAAGTTCGTGCCGTTGAAGGCATCGTCAATCAGAGCAACGGACGCATACTCCTTCGTGTACATCGCAGCCTCGGCAAGCCACTTCGCACCCTGATTCAGCTTGCCGTACTGATCGTCATCAATGGCTTCCTTCGAAAGAAAGTAGCCAGCCTTGTAGGTCTTGTCAACGGCCATGACCTTCGGACCGGACACGACCTCCTGATAAATCACAGGCTCAAGCTCACGGCTCTGGAGAAGCCGGTTCGGCCCCACAACCGTAGTAGCGGAGATCTCAGGAAGATCGTGCGAACCCTCCTTGAGATACTTGTTGTACATCAGAGGGAACTTCTTGATCGTATCCTGGAAATCCTTGCGAAGA